TGCGATTGGATACCGGCGCGCGTTCCAGGTGCCGCGATCATGCGAGGAGTTGTAGCGATAGGTTTCTTGGTCGAACCAAAGGCCGATCTTGCCTTCAAAGTCCCCGTTTCGCTGCTTGGCGACGTTGAGAAGGACGCCAGCCTTTTCCAGCAATTCGCGCTGTAGCTCGCTGCCTTCGGGCGCGGCTTTCAGTTCTTCCTCGTGACGGCGGTTGCGCCAGACCGAGACGATGTTGAAGGCGTTGGCGCCAATTTCCATTGCGCCCTTCACGTCCTCGCTTTCGGGAGCGCCCTGCCCTTTCTCACCCTTGCGGGCGTGGGCAACCAAGTGGGTGTGGACGTTGTGCCGGATGGTCCAGTCAACGATCTGGAACACGGCCTTCTCCTGCCCTGCATAGTCATCGGCCGCGATGCCGAGACGCATGAGGCTGTCAATGACGAACTGGTCGCACCCGTACTTGGCGCGGGCATAGTCGAAAATCTCAAGAAGCGGTGTGACGCCGCTCTTGCCGACGCGCTCGTAAAGCAGCAGCCCGTTATCCAGGTAGTCGAGGATGCGGCCCAGATAGTCCACGGTTGGCCGGTCAACGTCGCCGGCCTGCTTGACCATGCGGCGGAGCGTTTGCGCCGGGTGCATTTCGAAGCTGGCGACACAGATGCGTGAGCCTTCCAGCACCCAATGTGGGCAGCAGTCGGAGATGATCTGCGATTTGCCCGAGCCTGTCGCGCCGGTCCACAGCGTGAGTTCGCCCGGGCGGAACACCAGCTTGTTGCCGAGCTTGCCGTATGGGGTCGTATAGCCGACGCGCACGCCCTCTTCAGGCCAGAACAGTTGTTTCAGGCGCTCGGCATAGTCGCTTGGGCTCTTAAGGCCCTCGGGGTCGAGGTTTACGGCCCGTAGGATGGCCTGCGCCATCTGCCCGGCTGGGATACCATCAACCAGACAGGCATTGGCGTCCTTGAGCGGCAGGATCACGCGATAGCAGCGGTGGCGGCCTAGGCGGGATGCAATCTCCTCCGCCGCTTCGTCCCCGGGCTTGTCCATGTCTGTCGAGATGTAGATTTTCTCGAACCGCTCCATCCGCTCAAATTCGCTTTCGATCCACTTCTGCTTTTCGCCCTTGCCGCCGCCGAACGGGACCGACATTGCCGGGTAGCCATATGCGGCCCAGCTCAGTGCGTCGATTTCGCCTTCGGTGATGATTATCTCACGGGCCTCGGCTGGCACCGCCTGCCATCCGAACAGGATGGGCTCACACCCTGCGGCTGTCGGCTTGGGCTTTGCGCCGTCCTCTGCCTTGCGAACCTTGGCGAGTGCCAGCACCCCATCGGGCAGCAGGAACGGAAACACGATGTCATCGCCCTGCTCGCCAATCCGGTACGCCTGCAACACGCTCTCGGGCAGGTTGCGATCTTGGGTCAGATAGTCCCGCACCTTGTTGCGGGGCTCTGTGCATTTCGGCTTTGGCGGGCGGCTATAGGCGACTTCCGGGCGAGCCTTGAAGTGCTGCGGATCGGTGATGCCCAGCCATGCCTTAGCCTGGGTGATGGCTTCTGCAAGTTCAACGCCCTTGACCAAGCACCAGAGGTCCAGAAGGTCTCCGCCCTCCCCCGTTGCGAAGTCGGCCCAGACGCCAGCCTTACTGCCGCTCAGGTGAACGCCAAGGCTCTGGCCCTTGTCGCCGCTGGTGGAGCCCGAGCGCCATTCCTGCGCCTCGCGCTTGCCGCCAGGCAACAGCATCTCAGCCACGGCTTGCGCCGATTGTGCGAGGAGCCGCTTGATTTCCGTAATGTCGGTCATAGGACGTTCCGGTAAATCAGCGTTTCGGCTTCCTGCCACTCTCGATCCTCGCGGGTCTTGATCCTGGGCACGTTCGGAGCGACCACCGGCAACCCGTAGCCTTCAGCCTTGTGCCGCTTGAGAACGCCGCCAATCCATTCGGCAGGATCGCCCTTGGTCGCCGCTTCCTCGATCAGCGCCTTGACCTGCGCATCATCGAAGTCCGACGCCTTGCGAAGCTGGGTGACGAGGCCGCCAGCGGACTTGCCCAGCACCTTTCGACCAAAAGCAAAAAGCTCCGCTTCGGGGCTTGCCCCCCGTAAGGGTTCTTTCTTCCCTTCAATGCTTTCAGTGCTTTCTTCTCTGTCCCGCTGCTGTCCCGCCGTTGTCCCGCTATCTGTCCCGCTTTCTGGTTTCTTCGGGAGGCTCACCTTCTGATATTCGTCGTATTTACAGATAGTTATGACAGTCAAACCCTGTCCCGCGTCTGTCCCGATCATTGCCTCGGTTTTGAGACGGTCCAAGAAACGGTCAACGCGCGATTTGCTCCACTGCCACTTGTCGGCCATGAAGCGGACGGAGTGCGCGAGTTGCCCGCGATCAAGCGAGATGAGGGCCTTACCGGCGCGGGCCTTGCACGGTCGCCAAGCGGCTTCCCCAATCATCCAAATCCACGCCTCGCGCTCGGTGAACGGCTCTGGGGCGAACAGGGCGTGATCGAACACGGCACGGGATACTGCGAACACACCGCTCATTGCTGGGGCCTCGCAATCATTGCGTCATAGGCAGCGACACAGGCGCGGAAATGCTCCACGTCAGGCCAGTAGATCGAGAGGTAGAGGGTGTCCTGGTACTTGCGCAGCAGGGCAGCGTCAGCGGCATTCAGCCGCGAGCCTGCGATGTGCGTAACGTCGATTTGGGGAGTTTCGTCAGCCGAGATTTCGGCATATGCTGTCTTGGTCACGCGGCGCTCCTAACGCTCGTGTTGGCATCTGCGGTAGCCCCGCCAAGGGCATCCCGCGCTTCAATGGTGGTGGCGGGCTTGTTGGCCAAAACAAATCGCCCGCTACCACTTGAAGCATTTTCTGCCTTTGCCCCACGGAAGTCATCACCTGAAACGTTTTCCACAGGTTCTATCCCCGTGGATTTCAGTGTATTTCGCGCGCCCTCTACTGATTTGAGCCAAGCGGCATATCGGCGGCTGAACGGGGTATCCCGCATGTCCTCCGTCTCGTCATGAACAACAGGCAGGGTGTCGGGCGAAACATGGTGCATCAGAACGATATTGTGCTTGTCCGCCACGGTGCGGACGTGATGCGGCTTGGTGCCCAGTGCGTCCGCGATCTGCCGTGCAGTCATGTCCTGTCGCGCCATCTTTTTGACCGCACGGACCTTCTCATCAGGAAGCAACTGCTTCCAAATCGTCCCTTCACTCATGAGCACACATCCTGTATTGGCCGATCCCCCGACCGGCGTAGTTGGGGCCTAGATAGGGCGTATTTCGACGCGCACGGCTCCGCCCTTGACGGGTTCGCCCATGCGGTAGCTGCACTCGAATTTGCTGTCGTCTATGCCCAGAGCGTCCGCGATGCCGTCTCTGACCGCCTTAGTGCTGGCAATGCAGTTGTCGGTATCCCTGCGCCGCTTGTCGGGCGGGTTGAATGTGAAGGCGAGGCGAGCGCCGCGCCATGCCGTGTTCGGGCCAGTAGCGTTGAGCGTCACGGCCCACGCATATTCCCGCGCGAGCTTCGTGGCCTTCGCCTTGCGGCTCCAATGGACACGGGCGTTCGGGCTAAGAAGCTTGTCGGGCCATGGCAATGCCAAGACACGCGGCGGCATACCCAGCCCGGCGAACATGCCCTTGGCGACAGCAGCCTGGAATGCGGCTTCGCTCATGCTGCCTCCCTCATGCTTTCGAGGGACGCTAGAATGGCTCGCCCGATAAGCTCAGGGATGGCTGGAACTACGGTGTTGCCGAATGCGGCGCGTTGGCCCAATCCATCGGGTATCCCATCATCCACGCCAAATAGGACGGGTTCGGGCGCGACGGGTAGCCATGCCGCTTCCGTAGCTCCACCGACAAACTGTCGAAGCGACGGCAGTCTGAATGGTGCGCCCCCGCGTCCGATTTTGTCGGGGTAGGCAATAATCCAGACGCGTTCGCGGCGATGGGGAGCGCCCAAGGTAGACGCCGGTATATTCTCCCACTCTGCATTATACCCGATGAAGGCCAGGTCGAGCAGTACTCGTCCAAACCATCCGCCTGGTTGTTCACTAGGGCCAGCAAGGAGATTTGAGACGTTCTCCACGAGGATGAAGCTCGGTCTAAGCTCGCTACCAAGTCGCGTGATTTCCGACCAAAGACCGCTTCTAGTGTCGCGTCCCATGCCGGATTGCTTCCCCGCGATGCTAAGGTCTTGGCAGGGGAAGCCTCCGGTGATAACGTCAATCCCGGTAATTCCATCTGCCCTAAGTCGTTCTGCGGTAAGGGTTCTAACGTCATCGTAGCAGGGCACCTGGGGCCAGTGTTTCGCCAAGACGCGGCGCGGGAATTCCTCGATTTCGCAGAACGCGGCGGTCTCAAAACCGCCCGTGCGCTCCAGCCCCAGCGAAAATCCGCCGATGCCCGAGAACAGGTCCAAGACGCGCAGCTTGCCCATCTCCTAAGCCCCCTTCTCTGATAGCTTGACGGTTGCACCGCGAAGGTAGGCTTTGGAGTGGCGAGGTATCCGTACCCCGTTGGCCTTGGCGAGGCGCTTGAGGTCGCTGACGATAGCGTCGTGCTTCGCCAGCCAGGCGCGGGTGGATTTCGTGGGCTGGGTGAGGGTCATGCGCGCCTCCAGTCACCGAGGATCGTGAGGACGGCAACCACGGCCCAAATCGCCGCAGCGATCCACCAGACCCAAAGGGCCTCACCGGAGAACAGCGTCTGCTGTTGGATGCCAACGGCCTTCTCGTAGCAATCGACGGCCACCAAGGCGCAAGCAACTGACCATGCGAGTTTCATTCCGCCCCCTCTCTTCCGTGAGAGGGAGCCGACAACAGGTCAGCG